ACTGTGCCTTTTGTTGCTTCTTTTGCAATTCCTATATAGGAACGAACGGAATTTTGAACTGACATTTATTCACTCTCCTGCGGTAAGTCTGTCGCAACAGACATTGTTGATGGCTTGGCTATTTTTGTTGTTAATGAAGTGCTAGGCACTACGTCGGCGGCAACAAAATTTTCGGGTGCTTCAAATTCCTCGCCGGGCTTTACGACAAGTCCAAGCGTAGGAAACACACGTTCATCTGTTCCGTTATATTTATATTTCATTGCATCTCCTTATGCTTGAATCATTTGCGTAACATCAAACTGCAATTCAGCAAACGTTTCCGTTGCCCCTTCTTTGTTTGTGCTTGGCTCACCATAAAAGGCGTCAATAATAGGCTCTGCACCTTGCCAAACTAAGGTGCCACTTGTGTCACCAAAGTTGTGGTCGGAACGTAGCCGTTCTTTTATGGCGTCAATAAGTGTATCAAAATCGTCCATCGCCGCCGTTGAATCGCGGTGTAGGGAGTGTTGGAAAATTTGAAGCACAACTGTGTAATCCACGCGCTTCCAGCCGCTATGTGAGCCGCCAATTGCCAAACGCGTTTCGGTTTCTTGCTGAATAAACACAACGCAGGCAGAACGTGACATTTGCCCAACTTGTGCATTAACTTGAAAATTAATGTTTTTAGGAAATGAAGTCCATACTTGATTCAATGTGGCAATAGGCGGATTGGCAATAAAACTTGATAGTTGCGCACGAACGGCGGCGCGACCTGTAAGCGTTGCCATTAGCGAACTCGGCGATACAGGCTGACCATCTCCAATGCGAGCGCAATTTCTGAGCCATAGCGTTCAGCGCCTGTAACGTTGCCGCTTGGATTAACTGTTACTTGCATTGTCATAGAACTATCGCCGCGCATTTTAATAAAAGCCGATGTAACGAGGATACAAGCCTCTTTAATGGCGTTTGGCAGATTACCAAAGGTTGTGCCTGCGGCGTGGTCGTAGAGCAATGGAGAGGCTAATGTGACCGTTGTGGCGCCGTATGTATAGCCACTTGCCACATAAACTAATTCTGATTTAGCGCCGTCATAAATACGTAACGCTTGACCTGCCACAATGCCAGTTGGATTGGCAACTGTCATAGAACTTGCGCCTGCCACAGCAACAGCAATCGGGTTATTTACATAGCCTGATGTGTATGTGTATTGGCAATAAATTTGATTGTAGTTAGAGCCGCCGCCACCAAACGAAAGCGGTCCTTGTGACGACCAAGTAAGCGACATTTGGCTAACTGGAATAATAATTTGTTGAGATTCAAACCAGCACAAAGATGGGTCTGGAATTGCATATAACTGATTTGGCGCCATTCCATAAGAAAACGCCTCTAACGCAATAATTGGATTCTGATTTGGGTGTAACGATATAAAGCCGTTTGGCATAAAACGTGTGCGTTGTGTTTCTACTTTGCGCGTAGCAACAAGATTTTGGTTCAAATACTCATCAAGAAATGATGACGCTCGCAAAATGACACGGCTAAGTTCGGCTTCTTGCGCCGCAGAATTACCGCCTACAACCAAATTGCTAAAGTCCATTGACGTTGGCGCGTTCTGATATTCAGCCGCAGTTAAGTATGGGCTTTCAAAGAACGTGTCCGTATTTAAACCAATTGCCATTATTCTCCATCTCTAGGCGTTGTGCTGTTGTTATGACCGCAACGGCTACACAAAGCAAACCAACTCCCAAAGCCACACTCTAAGCAAGTGTAACCAAGACTTTCATTATTAACAGTTGCGCCCATTAATGACGCTTCAAAAAAACCTTCTGCCTTCAATCGCTTGGCGTGTGTTGGATTATCAACTGTTATAACGCCTTTTTTATCAGGATTATATGAACGCACACCGCGTTCTGTTGTAATGTCCACGCCTTTAACGCCGCCATCTGACGCTAATAATCTTCCCACTTTTGCCCCTTTAAGTTAAAAAAGATGGCGCGCCCACTATATGACGCGCCACCTTTCTTGACGGATTACTTCGGTGTTTCGGTTGGTGTAACCATTACAGCCGTTGTCATTGTGGCGATTGTGCCGTCAGGCAAAGTTGTCTGACCGCCGCCGTGACTATTTGCTGGTTGATTGCAACCACATACTAGACACATTATTGTGAAACGATTCCTGATACTGCGCCATTCCAAGCAGGAGCGGTGCAGAAGAAAGTTCCACGGAAGTAAGTGGAAAATTCATACTGGAACTGAGTTACAGGCCATTGGATTCCCATATAGTCCTGAACCATAAAGTTTGACCAAACATCTGATACCTCTGTATCAGGAATTGGCAAAGTGTATGACAGAACAGGAGAAACGCCCTGTGGCAACCAAGGGTGAACAGTAAGTGGAACCATCTTGCCTGTGATTTCATTGTAAAGCGCACCAATTGTTGCGCCGCCGATGTAATCGCCAGCCTCTGTCTGTGTGAGGTTTAGACGGTAGTTTGCTGTTGAGCCGTTCTTGATAGCGTCTGACAACTGCTTGCGGTCTGAGCCGTTAATGAGAATCTCATCTGGGTCAGCCTTAACATCATTGTAGAGGTTATAAAACACGGTCTGATATTCAGTTCCTGGGTTAGAAGTGCTGAAAGTGCTGTTAATGGTGTTGTTGTAACCTGAGTTAGCGCCAAGAACAGTAGGCAGAATTCCGTCATAGCCAGTTGCATATGCAGATGTATCTGCGTTTGCGCGTGACGCGGCGGCTCCTGTTGTTGTTAGAGCAAAGTTGTTGCCAGTTAGACCGACAGTTCCTGCGCCCTGAATTACGGCAGTAGTTCCCTGCGCTGTTCCCTGATAGGTGCAGTTTGCTGTGCCAGTTGATGTGCCAACATAAATGTTGTAACCAATGTTGCCTTCTACGGCAGTCCAAGAGATTGAAAGAACATCGCCTGACGCAACTGCTGTTGATTGAACAGTTGAAACAATTGATTCGCCAAAGCCTGAGCCTGCGATACCAGCGTTTGCTGTTACATAAACATAGTAAGTTGCCGCCGCAAGTGCTGTCTGTGAGCCGCTTGCAACTGGTGATGTAAGAGTTACAGTTGCAGGTGCCGCTAGTGCGCCTGAGTAACCGCTTGCAGTTCCGCGAGCCATCAACATCATACGTTCTTCCATAAGCATTGTTGCATATAGAGTTGAAGTAGATGAAAGTTGGCGCAAGTCCTGATAACCCATACCTGAGAAGTTTGCATCAAATGAAACTGCGTCAGATAGTGAGTAAGAGTTGTAAGGAAGCACTAAGTCATCAGCAGCATATGAGATTTGTGGTCCGCGCTCAAAGTTAATTGAACCAAATGCAGTTGTTGTGCTTTGTGTGATTCCCGGCCAAGTGTTTCCAACTCCGCCAGTTCCTGTACCTGTGTAACCAAGAATACGCTTGACGCGGTGGCTTGTGCCAACGCCTTTCTTGCGTGGAATTCGGTTACGTAGTGGTGTAGGACGTGGTGTAAGCAACTTTGCAGGCGCTTCAAGGTCAAATGCCGCAAATGATGTGCTAAGTGGAGATGTAAGTGTAATTTCCTTCTGAATATCCTGCATAGCCAAACGCTGAGAAGCAAGTGCGTTATTAAGCGCGCCTACTGCGTCAGGTGTAAGTGACTTGTTGGACATTAGTGATTCAAGTTGCGCAACTGGTGTTGGCGCTACTGTTGAAAATGTCGCTGCGCCTGACTTGATTGCCATAATGGCAGATGGGTCAGTAACAGAGGCACTAACAGACTTATTAAAAGCAGACGAGAATTCTTCCTGACGTAGTGCCGCTTCCTTTGCAGAAGTAGCGTCAGAAAACAATTCTGTGGCTTTTAGTGCTGATGTTGCCATTTGTTTCCTTTCGTAAAGAGTTTCTTTGGTTAGTTGTTAATTAATGCAACGGCTTTGGCTTCAAATTCTGCCGCCAATTCCCGATAACCGCGTGACAGTTGATTGTCTGTGGTTTCTGCCGCCTTAGCACGATATTGCTCCGCCATTCTGCTGAACTCATTGAATTCAAGAATTGCTGGTTTCGTTACTACTGCGCGCTTCGGTCCGTTACCTACTGCTTTGTTCTTAGCCGTTGCCAACTCTGCCTGTAACTTATTAATTTCCTCTTTATAGGAATTAATCTCATCACGAACAGTTGCTGTTGCACTCTTTACGGCTTTATCAACAATGGCGTCAATAACGTCATCATCTAGAGCAGGTTGTTCCGTTTCTTCAACGGAATTTTCTTCTTCAACTACTTCGGCGATTTCTTCGCCTTCTGCTGATTTTTCTTTTTCGGCTTTTTTGCCTTCGGCTTCTTCTACTTCTTCTTCTGCCGCTTCTGGCTTAGAACCTTCGGCAGTTTCTTCTTCGGCTGATTCGCCGTATTCTGCCTTTTCTTCATCTTCAATTTCAAGACCAGCCTCTTTGCACATAGATTTGCACTCATCAAGTGCCATCTTGGCGTCCATATATGCGGACTTGGCTTCTTCGTACATCTTCAACATATCTTCTTTGGACGGCTTCTCGGAAACCGCTTTATCTTCTTCGTGTTCCATTTTTTCTCCTATCACGGTTTCGCTATCTGTATTTTTTTCTTCTTTTCTATATCCGCCGCCACGTGCTTTGTATTCACGTGTAACCCACGCATTTGCAACAGCCGAAGGATAAACGTCAAACTTTTGCTTGGCTTCTGCTTTTACGCGGTTATAAAGTTCAGTATCGGCTGGCTCTGAATTACCGCCGCCGCTATTAATGTTTTCGTAATCGGCTTCTTCTTTGCCAATAAATTCTTCCACTTTTGCCAAATCGCCTGCTGTGTCAGACTTTGCCAACATAAGTTTTGCATTTGGATTGGCTGGTCTATCTACTAAAGAAACTTCAACAATTTGTCCGTCAATGATTCTGCCGTTAGCGGCTTTGTTATCGCGCACAATACGTGGCGCTCTAATGCCGATTGAGAATCCTTTTAACACGCCAGTTTCAACTTTCTTAACTGATTGCGCGTCCACAACTAATGCAGAAATGTAATAGCCATCAGGCTTTGAATCTAATTCTTTGGCAACGCCTGCCGCAATACTGCTGTGTTGCTCACGAATATTGCCGCCTGTTTTGAACCATTCAGGCATAGCCTTTTCAAGCCAAGTGGCGTCGCAAATTTGTTCGTCAATATCTAAAGAATCATCTGTTGCTTTTCCATAAACAAGCAAAGTGCCATCATCTTGTTTTTCTTGTTTAATAATTGCGGCGTAAGTGCTGGTCATATCAGTAGCCATAGATTTATCCTTTTTCTTTTCTCTCTCGGAAATACTATCTGCCCACGTTTTTCCTGCGTCGCCGCCCCACAGTAGCCAAGCAATATATCCAGCGGAAGGATTTGAGGCGTTTCCCCAATCCTTGCCTTTCTTATCAACTTCGTGCCGTGCAAAATACGATACCATACGGCGGATAGTTTCTAACGGAATTCCTTGTCCATTTGACAGACTTCTTGCACGTGCCACGCCAACAGGAGTTCCGCCACGATTGAATTCACGGCGTAGTTCTAAGCCGCGTTTGGCATTACTAATAACGCCTTGCGGTGGTTTATGTGAATCTGCCATTAGTCCTCATCTCCAAGAATAAATGATAGTGCGTCCTCGCCTATATTTCGCGTATCAACTACATATGGCGAAATGTCGCACACGCAATTTGGGTGCGCTGGCGGTTCGGTATCGCCACTTGGAAACGTATCGCCAATTTGAATAGGCGAAACATCGGCGTTTTCTTGGCATAAATCACAAGGGTCGGCAACAATCCACTCAACAAGTTCCACGCCGCTTTCTTCATATAACTGGCGACTTGCCGTTGCTACGGCTCGGCTCATTTCGGTTTGTGCAATAGCCAAAGCGCGTTCAGAATCATCAAAAAAGTCCGATAAATCTACTTCGCTAGGCGGCAAGCCTTGTGCCAAAGCATTTGCCAATCGTGTGCCAATTCTGTCTAACGTAGTGCGGTTAATGCCTTGTATTGTTAGGTCACGACTATCCAATAACGTAGAAAGACCGCGTGGCTTACTAACGAGCAAAGCGGCGGCTCTGTTGCCTGCTCGCCAGTTAGACCAGTTAATGCCTACTGCTCGTTGTAACTGTTGCTTAGTTGGCGCCTTATTTATCTTGGCTTTGGCAATTGAGTTCATAGCAATATCTTCACCAAGCAAATATGATTCTAAATAAAGTGTGCGTAAAGCCGCCATTAATGGCTCGCTATCTACACGAACATTGGTTAATGCCCATTGGCGCGCCTGTTCTGTTGTCATAGTTTCAGGATTTGGGTGCGCGCTCGCCCAATTTTCCTGCACTTGCGAAATATTAACGCTTTGCCGTAACGCTTGCCTAATTAACGCCGAACGTCTAGCGGCTAAGCGGACTTTAGCGCCGTTCTTTTTGCGCCACGCCTGATTTGCCATTTACGCCAAATATCGTTCGGCATACCATCTTGCGCTGTCATAATCGCCAATGCCAATAAACTTATTTAACACTTCGGCATATACAACAGGCACTTCACGGAAATTAAATGGGCGTGTAGGCGATTTCTTTAGCCAACGCAAAAACATTTTAAGTTCGTCCGCCGCTTTTAAGCCTTCGTCATACTCTGAATCCTCTACTTGCTCATTTGATTCGGCTTCTGTTGGCTTATCTTCTACGTTAGGCACAGGTTTTTCTGAGCCGCCGCCTACGTCACCGCCTGCTTCAATAGCAATTGCGTCCTCAGCAGGCGCAGATACGCCTTCAAGTGCGCTATCAAAAGGAATAATGCCGCTTTCTGTTACAAAATAACCGCCTGCGCCTGTAACAATCATTGGCATATCGGCTACAGGCGATTCAATTAACGGCATACCGCCACGACTTCTTGATTCGTTAAGAGTTAAACTGCCTGACTTAGTTTCAATGTCGCGTGTGCGCGCAATTGATTCCAAATCTTGGCGTCCTGATTCCATAAACTTAAATTCAAGTTCGCGTGGCATACCCAAGTATGTATAAGACAAGTGGCTCAACATACGTCCAACCCAGTTAGCCAATGGAATTGCGCCGATAACTTCTGACGATTCGGCTTGACCAAGTTGAAAACCGCCGCCACCCAAACCGCCTTTAGGGTTAAAGCCGATTTCAGATGGCATTACGCCGTAGTGACCGCAAATGCTATTGACCAAATACTCATCTAATGTATCTTTGAAACGTTCGCCATAGCCTTCAAACTGAACTGGTTCCATTCCAGTTGGCAATAAACGCACACGCTTACGTTGCTCTGTCTGTCCTGCCAAATCATCATTAAAAATGTTTTCATAGGCGCGAAGCAAATCAGGGTTATTGCCAAAGTTGGCGTCCGTTTTCATAAGTAATTCAGGCGTTACGCCGTCTGTATATTCGGCACGTAACCATTGCTGACGGCGCAAATAAATGTCCGCGAGCGCAAGTGCGCGTTCTGTTGGCGAATAGCCATAAACTGTCATTGTTCGGCGATTGCGAATTAAATAAGAGAGTTCATCTGACGTAAATTCGCCATCTGCATTTTCTTTGCCATCTGACGCGGCGAATTCGCTACGTGGGAAGCCAAAAAGAATCTGCTGAAATGCTGGATAAGGCGCCTGTGGTCGCATTCCTCGGTCATCAATTAACGGCTTAATAGTTGAGCCATCTAGTATCTGTAAGCCGAGCAAATCGCCGCCTACTGATGGTTGAGGCCAAACTGCCCACGCGTCTAGCACCAAAATTTCTTCTAGTGCGATATTAAGCCAATCGGTGAATAGAAGTCCGTTAGTAGGGTCAGGCTGTTCCCAAAATTCTCTAAGGCGGCTAATCTCTTCCGTGTATCGCTCACGTGCAACAGACATAGCGCGCACGTGATTGCCGCCAATTTCTGTAATAATCTTTTCGGCTGAATCTTCTGCCAAAACAATATCCCAATCAAGCCCTGAAATCTTTGCCTTTAATACTTCAATACAACGGCGAAGAATATCAATCTGGTCAGCGGCGGCACGTAACGTTGCAAACGGCACAAGTTTAGTTGCCGTGATATTAATGTTTTGTGCAACTTGAAATTCATAACGGCGTGGGTCAGGACGTCCGCTATCTGAACGAGGCGGATTGATTGCGCCCGGAATGATTGGCATACCAGGAGCAAATGGCACACTAGCAATCATTGGGTCGCGTGGAAGTGCAACACTTTGTCCGTATGTAGTTTGATTTGCGGCGTTGCGCATTTCAGTTTCGGTCATTGCTACTGCGCCAACTGGCAGATTTGGACCTTTAACTAATTCGGCGGCTACTTTCTCGGCAATACGGTCTATCAGACCCATATTCTCTCTCCTTTAATTAGCCTTGAACTACTACCCTGTATTGGTTAGAAGTTGGTGCAACGGAGAATAGCAAAGTAATTGTGTTTGTAGTTGCGTGGTTTACATCGCAAATTACTTCGGCATATGGCGAAGAATTGTCATAGACAGTTACTTGCACATCTCTAGTGCCTAAATTGTGCGTGATTGTGTAAGAAGTGGCAGAGCCATCGCCTACATCTGCGCCATACTTACGAACAACAACTGCCGTATCAATTGCAACTGTGTTAGTAAGAACTGAAATACCAAGTCCTGCGCCTACTGCCAAATCTGTTGTCAGATTTAAGCCTGATGTAGTGGCAAGTTTAATTTCCGCGCCGCTTGAACCAGTTTGTAAGCCGAATCCGCTACGTGGCGCAAAAGAGAATACAGAACCATTAAGAACAACGCCGTTATTTGCTGTGTATGTGCCAGCGCCACTAAATTGTGTCCAAGTAATATTAGTAGTGCCTAGAGTTACTGGCGCGTTGTTTGTGCAAACCCAACCAGTATCGGCATTAACTGTTCCTTGTTCCACGAATACGTATGCACTTGGAAATTCTGAACCAGCGTTCATATCTGCTGAACGTGTTGGCGCGCCTGTTGCATTAACTACATAAATGCCGTTTTCTGTTTCGTCTGTTTGATTCTTAATAAGAATACGTTCGCCAGTTGCAAGAGTAACGCCATCAATTGTTTGTCCATTAGCAAACGCAGTTGCCAATGTTCCATTTGTTGTTGTTGCGGCAACTACTGACGCCTTTGTGTCTAAGCCTTGTGCAACTGAATCTACATAGCCTTTATTAGCCGCGTCACCATCTGCACTTGGTGTGCCAACGCTTGTGAGTTTAAATCCAGCCATTGACAAATCTGCGGCTGGCGTAAATGCGTGAGTATGGTCCTCTTTAGATGGCGTTGTTGCAGAGCCAGCAGAACCAGTTACGCCTGCAATTGCGTTTGGTGTTGCTGTGCCAAGTGCAGGAGTTCCGTGTGTATGGTCGGCACGCGCATAGTTAGTTGCTGTGCCGTTTGCTGATGCTTGTCCGTATGATGTTTCAGTTACTACGTTGCCAAAGGCATTAGCCTGTTGCCAAGTTGAGCCATCTGAATAATAAAATAAATAATTATCTGTTGCGTAATAAATAGTTCCTGCATCTACTGAGTTTGCCGCTGGACGATTGGCAAGTAAGCCTGATGTTACGGCGTTGCCTGCAACTTCCCAACGTGTGCCATTGTAAATGTAGAGTTGATTATCGCCTGTGTTGTAATAAACCTGACCTGCCAATGGCGTTGATGGCGCTGTGGCTAGATTTTGAATTACTGCATTTTGTAATTCATTTTTGTTTAAGTCAATACTGACTAGAAATTTGCGGCTCATTTTTTTCTCCTATATCACATACGCCGTGCCAGTAAAGGCACTCGTAAAGGTTATCACCATTTGGTTTTTGCTTGGGTAACTAAATGTGCCTTCACATTGTGTTCCTGCCGAATCTAAAACAACCGCAGTTGGCTCGCCGCCAAGTCCGTGATTGATTGTCCAAACGGCACTTGCTGTTGATTGCGTATGTACGTAAAAAACGGAAGCGGCGTCGCCACTTGCGCCTTGTGGTCCAGGCGCAGTTACTATTACAGTTGGAATAACTGGCTGAACAACAATTAAATCATCACTCATCTTGTTATCTCCGCACTCACTAGAATTTGCCCTTGTGCAATTCGCGTTACTACGCCGCTTGCCGTATTGGTTACTTCAAGGTCATAATAGTAGTAACCCTCATCAATAGCACGTGTTTGCGTTGCCGTTGCGGACACGGCAATTGTGCCAGTTAATGCAGTAATTGTAATGCCGCCGTTTTCTGTTGTCAGCGTTAATGCCGCCGTTGGGTCATTTGGAAGCGAGCGCAACTGTAATGCCGCCGTGCAACCCGATAGATTTACTGGCGCATATGCCACGCCGCCTGATATATAAGTGCCAGTTGAAGGGTTTGTAATAGTAAATGAAGTTGAAGTACGTGAAGCAATTGCCACGTTTGTTAAGTTGTATTGGCTCGGAATAACGCCTGAAATAGAAACAATTTGACCTACGGCAAAGGCTTGTGTGGCAGTTACTGTGACAGTTGTGCCGTTGCCAACAATGTTTGTAATTGTAACTGGCTGATTATAAATAAAATTAATGTACCAATTTGCGCCTTGGTCAATCGTGGTGTCGTATGTGATTGCCATTATTCCCCTAACTTGCCGCCACAGCGTGAGCAAATTGTTGCACTTTTGTTGGCAGGCATACTGCATTTAAGACAGAATTTAGCCAACGCCGCAAGTGCAAGCATACTAGAGCCGCCGTTATTTAACTCAGTAAGTGCCCAAACCAGCGCGTCTAATCTGTCAGGCGATTCATTGCTTAACGGCGTCCATTCGCACATTTGATTCTCTAAGTCCTCAAAATAGCCAACGTGATGAACTCTGCCTTGTTCATACAGCGCACTAATTGGCTCCGCACGTAATTGTTTGCCTCTAGTTGCCGTTACTTTCTTAACTGGCACAGATACATCAATCTGCTTTAAGACCATTACGACCATATCGCCGCCGTTATTCGTTTCGGCAATAATCTTGTCCGCGTTGAGTTCGTGATACAGATTGACCGCTTGGCGCGCCCAAGTATCAGGCGTTGCACGTAACGTTTTGTCCGATAGCACGTAATAGTTGCCAGTATGGTCAATGCCAGCCGCCACAATGCCTGTTTCGTCCGAGTTTGTGTTACTTGTAACGGCAGGGTCAATCGCCACAACAATACGCACAAGTGGCGGCGCTTCTGTTACACGTGCTTCTTCAATCATTGTGCGCGTCCATAAAGCGCCTTCTACGTCATCAAGTATTTCGCCATAGAGTTCTTGGCGTCCAAGTCGTGTGTTCTCGTAACGCAATTTGAGTTCAGCAAGTGCGCTCGCGGCTAGATTGGCGGCGTTATCAAAAGTAGAGCCGCGTACTACTCTCACGCCGTCACGCGTGATTAAATCTTTAATGAGTTTAGTTGGGCGTGGCGTAGTTGTAACAATTGTTTGTGGGTGTTCGCCAAGGCGCAAACCAAATTGATATTGGTCCCACGCTTCGGGGTGTTTGAAAGCCGCTAACTCATCAAACCAACCGCCGTGAAATTGTGGCCCACGAAATCTGTCGGGTTCTTCGCCACTAAATAACTTAATGCGTGAGCCGTTAGTAAGAAAGATTTCGCCAATACTTCTGTTGTAATCTTTCAATGTGCCGTATTCGCGCAACACACGCACAATGCCTGATTCGCCTTCTGCACACGTATCACGCACATCGCCATATGTAGGCGCGGCAATAGCCCATCTAGTGCGTGGGTTACTACTAGCCTGCCAAGCAAGCCATTCAGCCGCAGTTCTAGTCTTGCCAGCGCCACGTCCTGCCAAATAAACCCACGTAGTCCAACTCTTATCGTTAGTTGGTAATTGTTCCGTTCTCGCCAGTTGGTGACTCCATCTGACGTGGCGGCTCGCTATCAAGGAGAGCGACAAGTCGTTGGACTTCGGCGTCAATTGTTGAACTGTCATAATTTGTTACCTCTATCTGCGCCTTCGTTGGCATATCCAAGCCAAGCAATTTGGCTCGCCTTTCCATAATGCGTACTAACGCTTGAACGCCACGCGCTCTATCTTCTGGCGTTGCGCCGTTAATAATGTCGCCCCATATTGCCGCTTGTGCAATATCAAGTCTGTCCATCTCTACGTTGCGCGTTTCTGCCACTTCTGCATAGACAATGCGATTGCAAGCCGTCTGATACGCCTTGTAAGCGCCGCTGGCGCTCGCGTAGCCAAGCCGTGTAGCAATCAAGTCAAACGTAAAGCCGCCGCGCCTCATTTCAAGCACTTTAGCCTCTTTCTCCAATGTTTCAGGATTAAGTTTGCTTTTCTTAGCCGCCATTACTTTGCCTCTCTAGTAAATACTGCTAACACATATGCAATTAACATTATGTGGATAGATTGTGCATAACTAAGTGGATAAATGTCGCCTGCCAATAACATAACAACAAACGCCAGCGATAGAGTTAGTAACGCCGTGCCAATTAAGCCTACAAACAATGCTCTCATTACACGCCTTTCACTAAAGCAATCGCCATTTTAATTAAGCCAACTTCATCAGCCGTTTCGCAAATAGGCAATACTCGGCGCTCTAACTCTGACGCAATCTCACGCCGTAACTCATCATCATTGGCGTTAAGTTCAGCGTCACCGAAATGCCTATCTTTGCTCATTGACCGCCCCAACCGCCGCCTCTGAATATAACGCCGACAGGAAACAACATCTTCTCCATTGGCTTGCCGCAAGTTTCGCAATCAAGTTCTTGTTTATCAGCAAAGCCAAAATACACTTCGTCTGCAACGTTACACGGCTCGCACTTAAAATCGTATAGTGGTGCCATTACGCGCCGCCTCTTGCTATGTGTGCCGCTATTTGCAAACCTGCATTAACCATATTGTCCTCTACGTATTGTGGGTCGGGTCTTTTCGCCGCCTCAATGTCTTGCGCTATCGCCTCTCGTATCTCACCGATGTAGGCATATTTGTCACACATATCGCACATATTCACCGCCCATATATTCACTAAATATTTGCCACATCATACGTTATTTCTTTGGCAAAGGCGCTAATATCTTTGCAACTTCATAATCGGGTTCTCCCCTAAAGCGAAAGGAACTCGTCAGGCGCGCTCTACTGACACCCATTCGCGTTGATAATGAACTTGTTTTGCCTTGTTTGGCTACTCTTGACGGCATACGAATAAGTTCCCAGTTTGGCGATTTATTCAAATGATGTATCTGCGTTGGGTGGCTGGCAGTAGCGTAAACCGCTAGTCCCTGAGCGATTAATCCAGCCGCGATACGTTCGTGAAAGAACTTGCCAAGCCCAATGCCTTGAAAGTCGGGTAACACTACGTTACGGCTAAATCGTCTTGCGTTACGCACGTGCGCGTTAGGCAAAGGCAAGATGGCGCTAATACAGGCAGGCTGGTCGTTAATTAAGCCTACATAGACGTGCGCCGTCTTGTTAAGTTTTGTGTCTAGATAGTGATGACGTGCGAACGTGTTCCACGATTCATACTTTGCCCATATGATTTCAATTTTAACTTGTGGTCGGGGTTGAACCGACCCCCAAGTGAAAGTGCCAGTATGTGGCTCGTAAATCCAATCGGGCTGTAACCATTCTTGTATGTCGTAGTGGCAACCCACGGCAACAAACTTTTGATTACGTTTTCTAACAGTATTGGCAATTGCATATGAGCCGATTTGCGCAACTGTGCGGTCAATAACAGACGTGAATTCATCTACTACGGACAAGTCCTGATTCTCTGCCAATACACGTGCAATCGTTACACGAAACTGCTCGCCGTTACTTAGTGCGTGAAATGGGCGTAACCAAGCAGGCGGCGAACTAAAGCCGACAGATGATAACAATTCGGTAACTTCTCGCATAGGCAAATCTTGCGGAAAGTCATCAATGATTGCCTTATCTTTGGACCACTTCATATTTTCCGTGTTACGCATTTTCTCAGGAAACAATTCATTAGCCACAGTAGTTTTGCCAGCGCCTGACGGCCCAACAATTAAACCAATGTTCCAATCGCGTGTGTTTAAGTCTGGAATATTCATTTCAATGTTTGTAATGGAACGTTCTTCTGAATCCATATCAAATAAGCCTTCTAGTTGCATTACACGTGGCGTCCGCGTGATTGCACTCTCTAGGCGAATTACTTTTGCCATATTTGCCTCTCTTTTATCCGAACTTCACCCTTACAGTTTTAACGCTGTAAGGGTTACGTCCAGCACTCACGCCAACTACTTATTTTTCGTTGGCGTTATTGGGCATTTAACCCAAATCTAGATAATGATTGCACGCACTTTTAAGCCGTCTTGCGACAGGCGCAAAAGCAACGCCGTTTGTTCGTTTTCGTCTG